GACTTCGCTGCACCTACAGGTACACTATATGCTCTTTCAAGCAAGGAGCTAGTAGTTAACCGTAAGAAGGACTGGAGCTGGATGGACCGTGACGGTTCAATGTGGACTCGTGGAGCTGGAACAGACAGCTACGCAGCTACCCTGTACCAGTACTCAGAACTAGGTACATACCGTCGTAACGCACACGCAGTTATGACTGGTATTACTGAAGCTGGAAACAACTACTAAAAATAAAATAATTGTCCAAGGGTATCAGGCACCGTCTCTCCTGATACCCTTGGACTTTTTACTAGGAGACTAAAATGGAATTACTAGACTTTAGCCGAATTGACGGCTTAACACACGAATATCAAAGACGAGTAGCAAAAGTCATTAAAGACATGTATCCTACCGTCCGTCTACTAAAACTAGTTCCGGGACACCCCGACTTTAACCCTGAAAAGCCTTATGCTCTTGTAGACGAACCAGATCTACTACCCCCTTACGTCATTAAAACATTACACGAATCGCAGATCGACGCCAGACTAGTAGCAGAACTAGCTATGGGTGACAGCATGAACGGTGATCAGGTAGATAAGTGGGATGTTTTAGCTAAAGCACAAGAAGCTTTAGATATGAAAGCTGAACTCGAATATTACGAAGAACGTAAAGATCTGCTCAAGTCAATGGTAAAATCGAATAAGCACGAATATAAGCATGACGGTCATACACTTAGGAAATAATGCCAGCAGAAACCTTCACAAAAACCACTGTAGACGTATCAGATAGAGTACGTACTACTTTTGGTGATACTTCAGGTGCACAAGTAACTGACGCCATGATGATTCGTTGGATCAACGATGGTCAGCAGGAGATCATCAACAACAATCCTGTATTAAAGGGAACAAAGTATTCTGACTATGTTGCTGAACAAACAGAATACACTTTCCCTACAGATGCAGTACAGTTCATTGAAGCTGTATATGTTGACGGTAGACCAGTCAGAAACCTGACCCCACAAGAGTATCGTGAATACGTCCTACAAATGGATCCTGAAGTTAAGATCGTTTCAGATTATCCTGCTATCTGGTATGAAAGAAATGGTGTAATCACCTTCTACCCTAAAGCAACTAAAACCTACACTAACGGTTTAAAACTAGAGTACGTTAAGACACCTGCAGCGATCAATGCAATCAGCTCATCAACATACCTGACAATCCCAGACCGCTACCTAAACCATCTAGTTGACTACGTTCTGGCACAAGCTCTAGAACTAGATGAAAACTATAGTGCAGCACAATACAAGCAGGCACAGTTCCGTGATGGACTAGATAGACTAAGCAACAAAGAGAACGTGTCACAGATCGACATGTACCCTTCAGTGATGATGGATCCAGAAGACTACTATGGATAGTACATCAATTACCCGTACAAGAGAGGTAGCTTTAAAAGACTTCTCTGGCGGTTTAAATAACTATTGGGATCCGTCATCTATTTCGGATAATGAAGTATCTGCACTTGTCAACATGGAGTTCACCCCTAACGGTGCTTTACAGTCACGACCACCAATAGTTGACAGCGGTTTCAGCACACCAGTATCCGGACAATACATCGATATTCTCGGCTACTTTATGACATCAGCCGGTATACGTTATATCGTTGCGACAACAGACGCAAAGACTTGGGTGTTTAATACTGTTTCACCAGCATGGACAGAGATCTGGGCTTACAAAGCTACAGGTTATGTACAGTACGCTGAAGAAGTGGTCCTCTCTAAAGCATCTACAGGTGGCACACGTTGGAAGCCGGGAGTAGGATCCACAGCAATCACAACAATGCCAGCTCTTGACGGACTACTCGTATACCGTGACCGCATGTTCGGATGGGGAGTAGCAGGAACAACAACACAAACAAACTTCTACTACAGCAACGTAATCACATTAGCGAACGCTACAGGCGTATACGAATGGGACACAGACAACAACGCAGCCGTAGTCGGTAGAGGAGACGGACAAGCAATCACAATGATGATCGCAGATACTGACAAAATCTTTATCTTCAAAACCGGATCCACATACCTATTCACATACCTAGCATCAGGTATCGCAGCATCAGGACAAATTGACCTATTCCAAGCAGGCATCGGAGCTGAAAACAAAGAATCAGTAGCAGCCTACCGAAACGCCTATATAGTTCTACACGACCAAACACTATACCGACTACAAAACAACGGCTTCACACCACTAAACTCACAGCAAGTCGTATTCTCAACAAAATCTGCAACACCAGCATACAAAAAGAACTTCGCCCTATCAGTATTCGGTGACAGAGCAATCGTATGGTTCTCAGGAAACACTTACGTCATCAACCTACTCACAGGCACATGGGGTCAATGGGAATCAACCACAGACATCGCATACATCAAACAAATGCCTGCAATCAGCACCGAAATCCTATCAAACGAAGTGGGCTACGGCATCACAGGATCTGGCACATCAAGCAAATGGATTATCTACAAGATCCTCAACTCCCCAATCACCGGATCCTCATCAGAATCCTTCACCTGCAAAGTTAAAACAAAGATTTACGACTTTGAAACACCAGTCGAATGGAAACGCCTGTACTGGTGGGCGGCAGATGTATCAGCTAAAGGCACAGTCACAGCAAAAGCTTACGTCGTAGCCCTCTCAGGAACAAATACTACATGGGATACTTTAAATTTAACTACTTGGGATGCTTTAGATATTCGTACTTGGGATAGGTTAAGTGACGCAGATGCTGTAGTAACCACTACAAGAACAATTAGTGGGGACATCCCTCAAAGAGCTTTGCTTAAACTAGAGAACGCTTTACGTTTCAGACGCATCTATTTTGAGGTATACTTGAACTGCGATGGCACATCCGCTACCGCCCCAGCACAGATCTTTACTTTAACACCAGTATTAGGTATTAAAGCTAAACAGACTCAAGGAGTGTCTTAATGCAAAACAGTTACGGTGCTCCTCACTTTAACGAGTATGCTGCTGGAGCTAAGATTTATGGTGGCGGACGCTACAACCCTACAATGGGTCCTGTAGATAAAGCTGGTTATCGTGATCGTGATCGTAAACGTGCTGTACGTAGGAATGCTTTACAGGCAAGACTTAAGGCAACAGGTAAAAAAGCATACGGTAGTTCTGATGCTGGAAGGTATATGTAATGGCTGCTAAACCAAGCAAGGCTCCTAAACCAAAGAAAAAGGCTACCACGCCTGAAAAGAAAACAAACTTTTGGGATGACCCAAACTTTCAAGCTACCTATAATCCTCTTATGGAGCAAGGTCTAGCTAGCCGTAACGCTGAGCAAGGACGTCTAAACTCGCTACGTACAAACATTTTTGGTGCTGGCGGTGCTTTAGCTCAAAACCGTGAAGAAGGCGTCAACACGCAAAACCGTATTGCAGATGAGATGGCTTACCGTGGCATGTTGTCTTCAGGTACGTATTCTGGAAGTACAAAAGGTACAGGCACACAGGCTCAAGCTGCATACCAGCAGCAGGACACAAATTTAAGAAACCAGTATGCTTCTCAAGCTAACCCTATGAACTTGCTGGAACAAGGTTTGAAAATGAACAAAGATGGCTCAATCAGTCCACTTGCTCCGGGAGAAATGATCACTAACCCTTCTACAGGTAAAAAAGTTAAATACGATTGGGCTACACAGACATCTGCTGGACGTCAAGCAAAGCTTGCTGCTCTTGCACAATACGCCGCACTTACAGCTAAGACAAAGGTTTAATCATGGCAGACGTACCAATTTTAAATTATGAGTTAGAAGATCCTAGAGCACCTTGGAACAAAGGCGACCTGCTTAAACTTAACAATCCTTTAGTAAGAAAACAGTACTGGTCTTTAGGTCAACAAGGATTACAAACAAATCAAGTAGAAGAAAAAGGAACAGCTGTACCTAGCGATGTAAACCAAAGAGCACAACAAGCTTGGTCTAACAGCTGGACGGCTAGAGCTGCACTTGAAAATAAGCTAACTAAGCCAACTCCACCTGTCGCAGAACCAGTAGACACGTATCTTGCAGCACTTTACAGTATTTTGGGGCAAAACACTGCAGACACCAGCGGATACGATGCGGCATTAGCAAACATTGGTAAAGAACGTACCAACTCTAAAAAAAGATACCAGACATACTCTGCACAAATCTCTGACCTATTCGGTAACCTTGGGCGTAAATCAGCTACCTATGCTCAAGATCAAGCAGGTATTCGTC